TTGGTAGGAATCAACAATAGTATCCGTTGTAGGACACAATACAGCAGTTCATCAGCCAATGAGACTTCATTTGTACTCCATGGCTATCAAGCGTAGTGCAAAATCGCTTTAAGACTTCTTTGCATATTTTATTCAGTATTAGATATTATCATCACTACTCGTATCACTTACCCCCCCATTCACACTACTCTCTGGGAGTGAGAGGCGGAATGTCTCATTCAACGATGGTGTATGGAAAAGAGCATCATCATATTTCCGTTTCATCACATTTGCCTTTTCATAGATGGCCACGTATTGTTTATAACAATCATCGAGGAACACTCTACCTTCCACATCGCGGTGGGGTCGTTCAAGGGTCAGCATCTTATAAATCCCAATCGCCAACGAGTAGAAATCTTTTGAGGCGATCAGTTCATTCTCACAATTCTCCTGCAGTTTCAAATACAATTCAATTGACCCGATGATACCGCAGATAAGGGCGAGGAGGCAGGTTATACCACTGATGTATTGCTGGGCGATATATTTATCGGCTCCCACCGACAACACTGAGTTTATAGCGGAGATTACAATCACCGGTATTTTATAGTATTTCAAAGTAGATTTATATACCAAAAAATTTTTTGTATGCTGTTTCCGCATTTTAAGGGCGTTTAGTCTTATGCCCTCCAACACCCGCTCAATATCGTCGCTCCAATCCATCTCTATATATAATATAGAGATAGATTATATTATGATTTCGCATACGTGAGGCGAATTGCCCCCCCGTCCCAATCAGACAGATCCATATTGTACTGGTCTCTCTCCCCCAGTTTATTACACATCCGCCGAAGAACGAAACTGGTCTTTCGGTAAAACATATATTCACTCTTGGTGATGAGTTTTTGTTTCAGTTCCCGTTTCATCATCCGTTCAACCACCCCCATCGTATGAAGGAGCAAATCGCGGTGTTTGTATGCCTTGTGGATGGCGTATGACACCACTGAATACACCAGATACTTGTCCTTTGTGTTCCACTTCTTATTGAAATCGGGGTTCTGCATCAGTTCAATATATTTCACAACCCTCGCCTTCTCATCGTCTGATAGGTTGGTGTCTCGTATGTCTTCCTTTACCATTGCACTAAGTCGCAGAAATCCGTTGAGAACCACGAAGAGAATTGAGATGTTTTTGTATTCCAGTTGCTCTTCCATAATTGTTATATATATGGGGGTGTCTTTAACCCCTTTATATGACGTTGTTAGTGTATAACACCACCCCCCTCAATAATTACTTACAAACAACTCTTTCCTATTTCCCCCCCCCCAGACGCGAGTCGTTGCCTCCCCCCCTCACAACGACTTTGTGAATAAAGAAGTTTTTGAATATTTTGCGGATATTGGGACTATCGTTGATACTCATCAAAAACTTTCCCTTTACCCGCGACAACACTCTCGCCATTTCATCATAGTCCATATCGGGAAACTCATACAACCCATCACTATTCTCATACGGGGGGTCTAAATAGATGAATGCACCGGGGCGGTCATATTTTCTAATGACGGTCTTATAATCCTGATTCAATACGGTTGTGTTTTTCATATACTCTGCAGTCTCGGGTATTCGCCTCAATTTTTTAGCGATATCTGCAAACTTATATAACGGGTAAGTCCCGTCTTTTCTCATCGCGATTTTCCCACTAAATCCACCCGACGAGTAGGCGGTATAACGGGCGAGTTTCCCGAGCGAGCCAATAGGACGCCCCCCATTTACAAGTCGTTCCGTTTGTTCGGGCGTCAGATTCTCATATTTTGAAATCCCGGTGAGGGGGGGATTACTTTTTATTATCTTATGCGCCTCAACCAGAGCAGGGTCTAAATCACTAATCACCGCCTTTACCGCAGGGTCTAAATCCATATGCAAATAGACAACCCCGGATCCAACAAACGGTTCGATATACACGTTGAAATCGTCGGGCGCATTTTTTTTCACTAAATCCCGAATTGGGATCTTACTACCAACCCTCGTCAATATTGAAGGGACTGTCATATATAATACACAAGCATTATATATTCTACCAAGTTCGCTATTAGTATCCCAACATAGCGAGTTCATAGAGAACCTCTTTCGCCTGCCTCATAGGGAGCATTCCCCCCTTACTCAGTTTCATCACCAACAGTTTGAACTTCTTGATGTATTCCCGGTTATCATTGCCTGAGAGGATCTGCCCCTTCATCAACTCAAACTGGTCTATTTCCTTATCCTCAGCGGACTTATCGGGTGCGGGGATATTCAACTTATCAATAATGCCCGATGCAGAGGCGACTTTATGGAGATAGGTTTTCTCGTTGGTATCCAACTCGGCGATCTCGTCAAACGTAGGGACACCCCCGCCGATGATTTTACGGATAACACTCCCCATTTTCGCCGAAGTCCGCTGTGATTTGAACCCGCAAATACAACCCCCCGATTTGGTTTTGATGCTGACGATGTTTTTATCGAGTTGTCCCTTGTTGATTACATATCTGCCGAGAGGAACGAACCGGGGCGATACGTACGAGACACCCGCCGTATAGTCAATATCCTCCTTGGTGAGGTTGTCGCTCCTTTTCGGGCGAGTAGAACCAACGTAATTGCGGGTGCGCGGGCGACCGACACCGCGACCCCTGATGCCCGATCCCGCCACTTTTTCATCCCCGTCGTCCTCCTCCTCTGCGACACACTCAAACAGGGTTTCCCCGCCCCCATCACTTTTGACCGGGGTCGCTATAACGGGAATGGCTACAGTTCCCGCGCTTGAGAAGGCGGTTCTAATCTCGTCGTCCTTTTCAGTGAGAAACGAAATCATACGGGCTCGAGTTGTCATTACGGTTGACTTTCCGCCAATCGCCCTCAACAATTCCTTTCCGCGAGGAAAAGTACTGATGGTGTCGATATAGGCGGACAGTTGAACCTTATTCAGTCCCCCCCAGACCCCGGGGGGAATATACCCACCACCACCCGTCTGGATTTGGGACTGATTGTCGGCGATCAGTAGTTTGATGTTCTCCAGTTCGCCGGAGATTCCACCGCTGGTTGCGACAATATCGTTCAATCTTCTCAAAGCGACATCCAGTTGCTGGGCGGAGGAGGCAGTCTCAACCGCCTTCATAATGGTCTCCAAATCCAACCTCTTGGGAATATCCTGTAGAGCATCGCTAAGGAGTTGCTGGATATCGAGGCGGGTTTTCGCATCCCTGACAGACATCAACCCTTCCAGAACTTTGGGACTTGGTATCAAATCTGCCAGAGCGGAGATGTTATCAATCAATAGCCTTCGGGTTCGGGCATCGCCCGTTCTGAGAAGCCCGATATCTTGCTTCAATTCATCCAAATCCTCTTTACTTACCATAGTTGAGAGGATGCTCTCGGTGGACGTTAGGAGTCTGCTTGTATTCTGGACGCCCTCGGAGATACCAAATACATCGCTCTCTGCCCGGGCGTATTCGCGGAGAAGGTTAATGAATATGTCGGCATTCACTCCCTTCGTCCATTTACGTTGGGTGTGACCGATGATAACGTCTATCCGCGACCCCAAATAAACGATATCGTCATTCGCCAACGACTGGACGACTTTATTCGCTTGCGTGGAATCCATAACGGCGGTCAAATCGCCCCTAATGGACTGCTTCAATCCCTCAATATCCCTCATCTTCTCATCAAAGGTTCTCGTGTCAGTGGGCTGTTGCGGGACACCGGTTTGTTTAAACAGACGGTTGGCGGCGTAGTTCTTATCGTCGTTCTTGGTTTGCAGGCTCAGGATATTGAGGTACTCGCGCCTGAACTTGTCGGCATCTAACGGGGATCTCAACGGCATACCACTCATTTTATACACTACTGAGAGAAAATAATGGAATAAACTAATTCCTATTACATTATTTTTGCCGTGGTTTTCATTTAACGGGGGTTTCATAAACGGGGTATTCGCTCACATCTGCCCCGCCCGCGAGTATTGTCTCATTGACGACATCGTTGAACTTGGCGGTGATTTCTTCTATAGGGTGTTCCATATACTCCGTCATATCCTCTACAAACTGCTTCTTCCTCTTCTTGCTAAACAGAGAGGGGTTTGTGAGGGGGGGGAGGTCGGCCTTATCCAACAGAATGACTTTCACCATCATCGCCTTTTCCTTGAGTGCAGTATATTCTTCTTTTGTCTCACAAACTATTCCCATTGTATCATATATACAGATATTAATTTGTATATATAATTAAACTATTCGTTCTTAACATATGTTGTCAGCATATTCGCCGAACTTCCCATATCCTCCATCGTATCGGCGATCTTCTTCTTCTGCTTAATCGTCTCTCCAAACTTCTCTGTGAGGTAGGAATGACGGAGGAGATTGACGCCGACCTTCTTATTAAAAATGTGATTGATGCGTTGGTTCAACTTCACAGAGGTCATAGGATTTCCATTACTATCAAACAGGAGGTAGTCGGTGGGGTTGATCGACAGCCACTTTGTAATGATGGTCTTGAGGGCGGGAGGGAGGTCAATCTCCTGTCGGCCATATGTCTTTGCCGTCTTGTAAGAGTTGAATACCATCTTCTTTTTATCGAGGTAATTGTCTTTATCCCGGTCGACATTCTTGATTTTGAAATCACAGAAATCCTTCGCTCGGCGGGGACTGATGAAGGTACCGCCCAGCAAGGCGATAATGATATAGTTCTGGATCTGCTGGATATCACTCGGGGTTTTATGAGTCTTCTTATACAGGAGTTGGGCGTTCTTCTTGAGGTCGGCGAATACCGAGGAGACTTCCTCAGGTTCTGTCCAGTTCGCTTCTTGCGATGCACTCTTTTCCTGTTTCGCCATATCGGCGTTGTATTCCTTAATATCCTCACTCATTAGATCGCGGTACGCCTTCTTGTCCGTTAGAATGACGAGGGCAGAGAGAATCGTCTTGCGTTTATTGAAGGGGGTGTCTTCCAGGACGGAAAGTGTCTTGGTCGGCTCGTCAAACTTTCCTAAATCGTAGTCGGTATCGCCGAATACTTTGCGATACAGCGATTTCAATATACTGGCGTATGTTGTGAGAGAGGAGGAGGAGAGGTTGGGGCGCTTTGACTTAATTAAGTCTTTAATTTCCTTCGTCATTACATATCCTATAGATAAAAAATACGTATCTTTATTTAATCAACCTCCTTGCATCTCTATTCTGCTGAATGAGTTTTCTTATCTGCCGTTTGCGGGCGGAAATGCCCCGCTCACCCCCTCCATCGAATCCCCTCCCACCCATAGGAGGAAAGTACGTTTGGTTTGGTTCTTCTCCGTCCTCGGTCGGGTTCGTGGGAATAAAATTACGGGGGAAAACCTGATCCCCCTCTTGGTCGTAAAATCTCCCCCGGATTTGATACACGTGGGATCTATAACTATTGTAGCCTCGCGGTTGTTCGCCGTCCTCCGCCCACGTTCGCACACCCATCAACTGCACCATTTCCCCCCCCGCGAGGGGGGGATGGGCGGGAGGCGGAGGAGGGCGGAGGTGGAAGGGGGGTGATTCCTCCCCCGTTGGTGCGCTCGCTCCTGCCCCGCGCCCGAACAGCGTGCGTCGCGCTCTGCGGTCTGACACCCCGGTTCCACCCATTTTTCCACCCCCGTCGTCGTCTGAGTCGTACTCTTCGTCCTCTTCGTCCATCCTCTCCAACGGGTGCGACGATGAGAAATCAGAGGGACGCAAGGGACGCTCTGAGACGGGTGCCGCCGACGCGAAACCGGGCTCGTCGCCGAAGTAGGCCTGGGGTGGGGGTGGCGCGCCGTCGTAGCGGATTTTGACGGTTTCTTTCCTCTCCCTCTTGAGCTGCGCCTTCTGCTCCTTGATTCTTTTCAACGCCTCCTTTGCTTCCCGCTTGGTTTGTTCGTATTTCTTCTCTGCATCCCGCTGGATTTGTTCGTATTTCTTCGTGTCATAGTCTGCGATTGCGGCGGCGTATGCGTTAATATCTGTAATTATCATCTTAGCCATTTCGACTTGGCTTTTGCTGTTGCCGTGCATTCGTAGTTCTCTCCCCGATTCTTCCAGTTCAGCCTTAAGATTCATTAATCTACGGCGCCACGCGGATGCATCGTCCCCAGGGTTTATTAATATTATTGGCTGGGCTGAGGGGAGGATTTTGGTTTGGGCGGCGACCGGCTTTTGTTTAATGACGACCGGCACCACCTCCTCGTCTGACGAGTCGTCAAGGCCTATATCGATCTCCTCAGGATCGCATCCCACCGCCGAAGAAGGGTTCTTACGACAACTTGATGCGGCGCCCCGTCCCTTGATTACCCCGTCGGCTGTACCCGCCATATCCGTGACAAAATCAGCGACCTTGGAGAGCGTCTTCAGCCCCTTAAACATCTTCTTCGTATCCTGCTTCACAAAGGCGAACTCATCGGCATCCCCCATTCCGTTTGCTTGGAGCAAGGCCATTATGAAGTCCTGGCAGTTGTTGTTTTTTGCCGAATACGAAAAAAACTTGGTATCGCCCATCTTCTTCCTCGTATTTTCCATAACTTCGCCGAGGGTTTTGCCGGTGGAGAAGGGGGTGATTGGGTAGGTTTCGCCACCTTTGTTAGGGGTCATAGCCATATTGATGACTTCATTTTTCTCAATCATTATCCGCTTGCCGTCAGTGGTATTCAACACAATTGATAAGTGGAACAAATCGTCGTAAGGTTGGGCGTCGATGTTCTTCTTGAATTGGCCGAGGGATAGGACATTCAACAAACCCGTTATTTTCTTCTCTACAGGCTTGCGGTTGATGACGGCGCTGGCTATCACTTTCTTGCCGTGGCTGGCGATGAGTTTTCTAACTTTCGGCGGGTAGGAGGTGCGTTCGGTTGCGTTTTTAACGCGGGTGACAGCTTTATTGACGACGCGACGACCGGCCTTATTTACAGTTCGCTTCAGTTTTTTTGTGATCTCGTCAAATATTCCAGCACCCACCAGCCCCCGCGGGTCGTCGTACCGCTGGAGGAGGCGGCGCATTAGGGGTTCGGGGATGTCCTCAAACATCTGTTGACTCCGGACGAAGAACATTTGCTCGTAGGGGTTCGTCATAGCATCTGCCTCGCGGACAATACTGCGTATTAGCTCTGCCATCTCCTGTCTCCGTCTCTCAACTTCTCTCTGTCTCTCAACTTCTCCCCGTCTCTGGATTTCGGCTTGGCGGTCTAATTCGCCCCGGTCGGCAGATGATTCAAGACGGGGATCGAACCTGTTCCTCGCTCGCTCGTCTTCGTCATAGACCCGTTCCTCCAGCCCTTCAACGGCGCCCTGCCCTTCCATTTGCTGTGCCTCTGCCCTCACAATTTCACGGGCGACTGCTTGTACTGCCTCCTCGCGTTGGATACGCTGTGCCTCCGTTAAGTCCAACGGAGGGGGGCGGCGGGGGCGTTCCTGCCTGGTTGAAGGGGGGAATGCAGGAGTGGGGGGTGGAGGGGGATCATTCACCCCCTTACCTGATGCCTTGCCTTTACCCCGTTTTGCCCGTATTGACGCCATATAATCTTTCGCTTCCTGGCTGCCTTTCTCGAACTTTGGCATTGTACTCTATGTTGATATAAAAATCTATTTCATTTCTTGTAAATACTCGACGGGGATGTGGATGTGGGGCGTGGGGCGGTCGTTTCTCCCATACCTAAACACTTGAATATCCGTGGTTGTGAAACGGGCAAACAGGTCTTTGTCGTACTCAATCTTATAACAACCATCGGTGAATGAGAAGATGAAGAACTGACGGGCGTCCTTGGTGATTTTCGTGGCTGGGACGATGGTAGTCGGGTATTGGCTCATTTTGCACCTGCGGGTCTTGAGTTCAAATCTCGTTCCATCTTCCGCCTCGTAGTCGTACTTACAATACGGGTTGTTATACAACTCTTTCGTATTGGTTATCTTCCCCAGATCACAAAAATGGGCTTGGATTTTCGTGTGAATCGTCCCCTCCCCGTTCATTCCATACGCCATATCTTGCTTGAATGTCCTCATTTACATATTACATATATAATTCTTTCCTTAAGAAATCGCTTAACGATGGGACGGACGCCAATTAATGTTGGGGGTGTAAAGGTATCGCCGCAACTGTTTGAGTTGGGGCGAATACGGGTTTTCCTCGGCCACCTGGAACCATTCCAAACTGCGGTATTCGCACCTAAAGTGGGGGGGTTCGGGGCATACGTCGCTGGAGGGGCTGAAACGGGTGTACTCGTGATCCCAGACTTTGAAGTCGGTTTCCCACAGACTCTGCTGTTCTTCGTTAATCTTTTCTGTGCTGATGCCCCACCACGCGAGGTTCGCGAGTTCCTTCTGGTGAAGTTGGACGGGGGTCATTTCTTGTTTGGTGCCTGTGTAAGATGAGGTGATTCGCGAATCAATTTTGCAGATTATAGGTGAGGCTGGGCTATGTTTCCGATGTTTCCGATGTTTCCGTTTTTTAAAGAGTCTCTCATAAAAATCAGATTATAAGAAATCTCTTTGAAAAACGGAAACAACGGAAACATCGGAAACATAGGAACCCCCTCATCAACAGACCCTCACCCCCTTATACCCCCCCTTATACCCCCGCCCCATACTCAACAGCCTGTCATATTCATAACCCATCCGGTTCATCGCCCTTTTCACCTTATCCTTATCGATACCCGACATCTCCTTCATAGTCCTCAACGCTATCCCATCATCATCGTCCCCCTCCTCACAGTTGTTTTGAAACCATTCGAGAAATGTATCATTCTTTGCCTTGGTTTCTCTCGCCGCCTTAAGAAACGCATCAGGAACAGATGGAATCCCCGAGGTGTAGAACCTCATCGCATACTGCAGTATCAATCCAATAACCTCATCTCTGTATTCATTCACAATTTTCGCCCCCAAACTCTCATCGGCGATATACTCTAACTCCTCCTCATTCTCTTCCACCCTATCCCCGGTTCGGTCAAAATGCGACTTGAATGAAACCTCTTTGTAGCGGTTATATCCCGCCGATTCATCAGCATCCAATTGAGGTTTGTGATTGGATAAGGCAAAGAACATCCCGATAATGTTAATCTTCTCCATCGTCCCAAACATCACCTCATTATCCAGTTTCCCACCCGAGGCGAGTTCTTTCAGCAAATCCCCATTCATCTTCTTCTCGGGAAACTCCTCCATAAATATAAACCGTTTGCCCTTCAATCCCGCAATCTGCTTATGAACTTTGGTGTTGTTCTTCTCCAATAACGCTGACGTTGGTTTCGCCACATAGTCACCCATCACATCGTCAAAGATATTGAATAGGAATGATTTACCGTTGTCACCCTTACTGTCACCCAACCCATCAATCATAAAGTAGATCGCCTTGACTAATGCCCCCTCACCTGTAAAGGAATGCCCCACCAAACTCATAAAGTAGTCCAGATGTTCGTCGTTGTTGTTGAGAACTTTCTTGAACTGTTTCCAGACAAATGAGTTCCTATCAACGGTGTTCTTCTTGTAGTCAAAATCCAGCGTAAAACTGATGTAATCCTCTGGTAATAACCCCTTGCGGAATACGCCCGTCTTCAAATCCAGTATCCCATTCTTGAACGATAAGAACCCGATGTTATAGTCAATCTTCTCACTGAACTTATCGTGAAACAAATACTCTGTGAGGTAGTTCATAACGCAGGGGGCATATCCCGTCCCCGCTACGATGGTATAGCAACGGAATAATTCCTTGCGCTCTTCTTCCAACGCCTTCCGCCCTTCGTCGCCCGCTTTCTTGATCGCCTCGCTCACACCCGCTATCAAATCGTTAATCTCATCTTGGATTATCTTGACGACGTACGAATGTGGTTTTTTGACTACCGCCCATAAATTCGTCGCCTCTCTGCATAAATACCATCGGTCATTACAATACTTCAACCGGTTCATCTTCTTACTGCAAATCCAGGCAACATCGCGGTGTCCCAGTTTGAGGGTTTGGCCGGTCATTCTATCGGTTTCCTTCTTCGGGAACAATTTCATATATTCGTCGTCGTCCAAATCCTCTCGCAGGAAGAACTTGAGCGACCCCATCGTAATCCCGCATTCGTCATACTGAAACCCGTCAATAACCACATCCACTGCCCCGTCAGTATGCTTCTCCGATTGTGCGGACAATTCGCAAAGGTCATCTCTGCTGATTCCTTCCTTTGTTCCCAACCATATCAAATTACGCCAACTCTCTCTGTCGTCCCACCGTTTCTTATCCAGTTTCCAGAACAACTCTACTAACTCGTTGTCGGTATGAGTGTGCGGGACAACAACCTCCCTCACTTTCTTCTCGGGTTCGGCGATGTTGTGCGGACTACTCCCCTCCTCGATGAAACTACAAAATGTGAGGTTTATATCGTTCAACCTACTCGTCTTCGTCGCCTCGATCGGTTTGAAGATTCTGGTTTGGTTTGGTTTGTGCGAATATACACAGCGAAACACCGAGTTCTTGTTATAGACTGATGTGTCAATCTTAAACCCGTTGTCGTTCTCCTCTAACCAACTTTGGAATTGTCGGGCAAAAACCTTGTGAGAAAGAATAGTATCAAAATGGCGTTTGTTGCGAACAAGTATGTGAAGACTGAACTTCCCCTCATCACAACTCTCCATCACCAGCACCTGATATTTCCTAATGGGGGGCAAACCAATCGTCTTGCAGAACGTATTACGGTTCTCAACAAACCCATCAACCCACTCTCCTACATCCTGCCCCTTCTGCTTTTCGTCAATATCGTAGTATTCGCATACTGGCTTTCCCTCTCTAAGTAGTTCGCCATACATCCTCTTCTCGTTGGGAACGCCCTTATACTTCTCTAACCAGGCATCAAGATGCTTGTGCGATTCGTAGGCATACCCAATCCCACAGGCCAACCAACGGGCGATATAGCAGTTGTGGTTCAATTCATCTGCCTTGGCGAACATCTGGGCTTGGGGTTTCATTTTCGGGGTCATTATATAGTGTAGGTATATATATTGTTTATATGATTTTATCCTTATACAAATCAATTTTGCAGACCACCTGTAATTTCAGGTGAATATCAATATTACCTGAAATTACACATTCTCCTAAAGATCTTCTTCAAAACTATACTTGCGAATAATCTCCTTGAATATCTCTGGGTCACCCTCCCTCAATTCTTCTAACTGGGAGGTTATTTTTGATACTGCCGGGAACATATCGCCGTACTTTTTCGCCTCTTCGGTCGTGCTATTATATTTGTTTTTGTAGTACGATCTCTTATTACATTCCTTAATGGCGTCGGGATTGTCGGCATATTTTCGTTTCTTGTATTCCCTCATATACGCCCTCTTGTATTCTTGCTGTTCCTCTTCGGTCATATCCTTTGGACGTTTTCCAGACATTATATAGTGTATGTATATAATGTTTATATGAGAATAATCACTAAGTCAGTTTTAAACCCTCGCTCCGGTCAGGGCATCAATTGACACCTCAACGCCGTACTCAATGAAACAGATAAGGTCAATCGTCCTGCCCGAAAGGTTCTGTCCGACAATCTGGACTGACTTGGGGACCTGCTCCTCAACGGGGAGCGCCCTACTCACATCCACATAGTGGTAGCAGTATTCCATCTCAAACGCCTGGGAGTCAATAAGACCCGACGTGAGGCCGTCGGTCATTCCGCCATTCACGGCACCAACTCCCTTGAGGTGGTTGTTGAAACTCTCAAAACCATACCTCTGGGTGTTGTAGATGGTGTTCTGTCCCGAAACAACAACGTTAAAATTGGTTAGCATACAGAGAGGAGAAGTCGGTCCGGCACCAGCGGGATCGAAAGGACTGCCATAGGGCGTAATTCCACTATCCGTATGTGTCTCACTAAAGAAGGGAAGGCACACAACGCTCTTGATATTAGCGATACCATTAGTGAGTAGGGAGTTGATCGTTCCGTTGGCGGAAACCTTTTGAATCTGGTACTGGTAGACATCGGTGTATTTGATAGTCTTGATGGGGGAGGAAAGGTAGGCGGATTCAAATGAGGGGTTGAAGGTGTAGGCGGGAACATACAACACAACGTTAGGGGACAACCCGCCAGTTCCTATGGGGTAAAGAGTGGGGTTGCTCTTCAGCGTTGTATCGAGGCAGGTAGAACCAACGGATACATTTGCGATGAAGGTAGAACCAACCACGCTACTGGCAGCGGAGGTGAGAGCAGTTCCGCCACTACCACCCGCTCTCGAGGCGATCATAATGGGACAAATACCACCAACAGCGTTCTGCGAAGAAGTCACAGACATAAAACCACCAGCATCGACAGCCACAACGCAGGAAGTGTTGTTGAGTGTGAGCGTCATCTTCAAGAATGTCCCCTTCATAAGAGGAGCCATCTGGAAGAATGAATGAAGGTGCTTAAGATAAACGGTGGCGTTAATGGCAACCTGAAAAACACCCTGCGAGGTCGCCTCGACGGCGTTCGTCTTCGTCACAACGTGCGACTTCCAAAGGGTCTTGCAGTGAGCGGACGACAGCAGAGAACCCAGCGTAGAACCACTTCCTGTAATACCATCAGCATCGTAATTGATGAACTGCTGGCGTTTCAGGAAACCAACGTTTCCGCCTCCAGACTGGAAGGCGGCCTGCTTCGTTCCATATACGTCGGTGAATGCCATCATATTGGTGTTATTACAAACACCCTGCCCGTCAGCTGTTGCTGATTCGGAGTAAGTCCAACTGGTGGGGTCGTCGGGGTAGAAACCGATAGTAGAACCGATAGTAGCGACATCGCCCCAAGAGAGGGAGGTCATCAGTTTGAAACTGTTCCACATATTGATGTAGGGGGTCTGCTGGCAGATGGTAGTTCCGTTCATATCCAGGGTGAACTGGTGAATCATAGAACCGAACCAATTCTTCAATCCTACAGAGTAGTCGGCGGAAGTCGCGGCGGTGGCGGGGGCGAGATCGGGGGCGAGAACGGCTCCCTCCGCCTTGGAGGAGGAGAGGGTGAGGAGGAGGGGGATTGAGAGGTAGCCCTCCCTGTAAGACATAAACTTGTTGGAGTTGCTGAGTTGGGACGTATCAATAACGGACTGATTTGAGGCGTACTGACCCGACTGGTTATCGATGATATTCAGCCAATCCTTTTTGACGAAGACGTTGGGCGTCCCCTCAACTTCCTGCGAGATATCGAACACTAACTTATCGGCTGACATTATATATTAGGATAAGATAAAAATTATCCTAATACTGCTTTTTCACAACTCGAACGCGATGTTCTTGGACTTCTTCTTTTTGATATTCAGCGCCATCAGTTTGTCGTTATTCGCTAAACCCAACCCGAGTATCTTTGCCGCCTTGGAGGGTTGCTCGGTTCTTTCTATTGGGACGGGGGTGGTGGAACAACACCCTTGAGACTTCGCGCCCATACCTTTCATATACACTTTCATCATTTTCCTTATACTATATGCGAATATTATATTATTCCTCTCTTCTTTTTATTAATATCTCTCCATTTCCCTAATTGGTTGAGTATAGCGGTAATGATGGCGACTTCACGGCGTTGCGACTTAGTGTCCCCGGCATCATTCCTAATCTCATTCATCAAAGACATCTGTTCCGCCATCATCTCAGTATAGAGCCGATTGAAATAATTCTCGTCAACCATAGTATATCATATGACTATATTAATTAATACTCTTCCATTACCTTGACGACATCACTTCCCTCTCCTCTGCAAATGCTAAAATGAACGTCATTGCCGGGTCTTTGATTTGGAGAGGTGACAGGTCATTCCCGAGAAGTCCTATACGAATCTGATTGTATGTCCCCCCAATCAACTTGTTCCACATAAAGGCGGGTGGTTTCTCATTAATGATTTCGCCCGCCCCTACATTCGGTGTGATTGTGTAAATGACGGACGATGGACTGGCGTAGGGATTATCCACCGACGAGCAGGTGACGAGAACTGACGAGTTCGGTTGGATGTTGGGAGATGCATTACTCAAAACAGAAACACTTCCTAAGATGTCTATTTTAGAAATATTTGCGGTGGGGGTGAAGGCGGTTGTTCCATCGGCGAGGTAAGTTCCAGCGATGTATGCAGTCGGGTCGGGATTGGGATTTGTGCTATTAGCGTATGTTTTCAATCCGCCTTTGAACCCGAGTAGTGTTCCTAATTGAATGGGGATGGTTATGATGGGATTGAACTTTGTCGCACTCGTATCTGCGCCCCACCCAGGGGGGGTCTTATATAATGCACCACCCGTCCCTATCACAGCACCAATTACGGAAACATCCACCATATAGGTATTCACTTGAACCGCATAGCGGGCGGGATTGACTACGAGTTCGGCGAAATATACGTTGTTCCCAGTAGCGTCAATCACATAATGTCCGTTCTTAATCATCTCATACTGCAGGAACTGATTGAGGGCGGAGACTTCATATAACCCATCGGGGATTGTTAGTGGGTATGTGGTTTGGACGACATCAGTCTCGTCGGCGTTCCAGGTATAACTAATGGTGTTGTTGCCAAATGCCTTCCTAATGTTGAACCAGGCGTAATACAAACTCGCCGACGAGACTGCAACATAGGTCTCCTCAAAAAAAACCGATGAAGGGAAGTTATAGACGAGTTTGTTGTTCTGTCCGTCATCAACGAGGTGGCTCGAGTTCAATACGATCGTCCTCATTTATAATATAGCGATATATAAATATAATTCAAACGCCCCCCCTAAATATCGGCGGGTTGAATCCGCCTCAATATAATCTCCTTCATCTTCTCATACGGCGTTGGCGGGTCGATCACATAAGGAACAATCAGTATGTAGATCGAGAGGGCGAATACAAACTCAAGGTCGCTCATAGTTGGTTGTTGTACCCTATTTAATTAATGGGACTAAATCAATTTTATACACATACTATATAATGGAGATTATAGACTTAGCGTTTTCGCCAAGAGAGACTAAGCGGTTCAAAATCGTAATACGCCGATGGTTTAGGACAACACCCCATTATCTACCCTGTTAAGCAAACCCCACCACATATTTTTTATATCGCCCTTATGTATAATGATGGAACGAATAGAAGTGCAGATTTCCCCGCACCAGGCAAGCAGGCTGAGGAACGGACACCGGGTCAGGGTGAAACCTGCGATGCAGGGTAGCGGTATGCTACTGGTGGTGTCCCCGTCCACCTTTGATATCGCGAGTCGAAACCTGACAAGAAACAAGGGGGTACAGATCCAACTCACCCCTGATGAGATACAGGCGAATAGGGAGATGAGTGAGGAGCCTGAGATGGAGGGAAGGGGCATCTTCAAGAAGATAGGCAAGTTCGTTAAGAGGGGTGCGATCAAGGTGGGTAAGGCGGCAGGCAGAGAAGTTGCGAAGAGGCTCCCCGAACTCGCTACCGCTGGTTTGACCGGGCTGGCCGTCGCCACAGGCCAACCTCAGTTGATTCCGCTGGCGGGTGTTGTAGGAAGCCAACTCGGCAAATTCGCAGGCAAGGAACTCAACAAGGCGCTTGATAAGCCGTCAAGGTATTCCTCTCTCAAGAAGGCGAGAAAGGCGTTGGCGGAAAGTGCGCTGGACGATATGGAGGAGGGGGCAAGGGCATTCGGTAGTCGCAAGACGGGCGAGGCAAAGACATACGCCCGCTCAAGATTGGTTGGTCGGGGGAGTGGTGGCGGGTTGTATGTAGGCAGTGGATTGTATGTGGGGCGTCAGGGTAGTGGTGTTGCGGCGGATACGCCCACGGCTGGGGTGGTTGGTGTTGGAGGAACTCTGTTGCCCCCATCCCACCCTGCCCTCCAATCACAGGCGATGTCCGCTAACTTCCAGTTTCAGCATACTCTTCCTCCTCAATTCCAGGTGAGGGGAAGTGGGCTGTACGTGTAAGTTAAGATATGGATATATTTTTCTATATACATATAGTATATATGTCTCTCACTGATAAACAACTACGTACTCTCTGCAAGAAGATGGAAATCCCTTTAGCAGGTATTGTGTTTAAGGACGAAATCCCGAAGAAGTTGAAATACAACACCTCCTACATTATCAATTTAGACGACGAGTTTGATGAGGATACGGGAATGCTGAATAGCGGGTCGCACTGGACGTGCCTTGCCGTTATGAAATACAAGGACAACAAAATCAAACCATTCTATTTTGACCCATACGGAGCGCCCCCCCCAGAAGATATTAAGAAGGCGGTGTTAGACACCACCGGGCAAAAACTCCCATTCAATGCCAAGAATATCCAGTCGTTGATGGGTGAGGTTTGTGGGTTCTTTTGCTGTGCTATGCTCCACTATATTTTTGCGTACCCGCATCGTAAGGGGGACATCTATGAAGATGTGGAAGACTTCCTATTCTTCTTTGACGACCTCAACCAGTCAATTGACTTCAAGAAGAACGAGTATATTCTTAAACACTTCTTCCAATCCAGTGACCCGAAGTTGCGTAAAGAGATTGATGTTGGAGTTGGTGGAACTGATAGAATGATAGTTGATAACGGCCAGATTGACCTGACGAAAGTTTAGATCAATTTGCGAAACCATCTGCAAAATTGATTTGGATAATAGACTTCTTACTAAGGACACTCACGCACAAAAATGGAACTCACTGCTTTCAAGAATACCCCCGAGGAACTGATCCGCCTCATTATGGAATACGCCCGTCCCACATACCCGTATATGGAAGAATTGAAGACAGATAATGGGTGTTTGAGGTGTAAATATAATAGGAGTGATGATTTTATTGACGCAAAACATCAAAAAGCGTGGTTGCGAGAGTATATTCGTCAAAAGACAGTCAAGAGGCGTTTGATGATGATGAAGATTTGTTGTGATGGTTTGCCTCGTCCAGACGCAATTATATTCGGGCATCACCCCATATATGAAGAATACGAGGGGGAGGAGCCGTGGTAAAAAAACCCAATTAGGGCAAGGCAAAATTGATTTGGTTAATTTGATTGTTTATTTTAAGAATGCTTTGACCCCAGCCCAATCTTCCCCGCCATATTCCCACCATACTCTGCAGTTGTTTAAATATTTCCACCCCATACTTCCAAACTTTATCTCATCACCTTCTTGATAAGTTGTAAGACAATTTTGAAAACAACTATTGAAACGGGGGGATGCTCTTTTATTCTCTACCGAAAATCGCTTGAATGATTCCATATCAAACCCCATACTCTCCAAACATTTCATAAACACCGCAGTCATAATTTTCTGCGTAATTTTATCTGCTTCTTTATACACCATTCCACCACTACACCCGTTAATCATTTTAACAGAATTATATTCTTTAAAATCTGTGTCTATAATCTGCCCGTTTCTCACAACCCAAAAGTGTCCGTCAATTGTAGGGAAGGGGTTAGTTTTCATAGTCATTTTCTGTTTGCTTGGTGCCTTAGGTGCTTGGGTAGTCATATGTTTTGGGGTGTGTGTGTCTATCTCAACCTGGCTGGTGGGAGAATCAATTTTGCATATGTTAGTGAGGGGGATAGGAACGGGCGAGCCTGCGTAAAATAGGGGTGTTTTAACTCAAAGTTAAGGAACAGACACATTTAAACAACCATTAACTGAATATTAATATGAAAAACATAGATTTATTCTATTTAAACAACATATAGCGTAATAAAATTAATTTTGTTACGCCTTTAATATCATTTATGCTCTATAATGTGGTTATTTATCTTAATAATCGGTTAATGGTTGTTTAAATGTGTCTGTTCCTTAACTTTAGTCTTAACATCTATTTATACATTAGTCTTCCAACTCGATCACTTCCAACAATCCTTTCCTAAACCTCTTTTCGCTACTCTCCTCCATATCAATCAATAGGGGAGAGAACTTCTCTGCAGTCGCATACTTATAGATGTCTAATAGTTCGGCCTTCGTCACACCAAGACCGAACTCCGAAAGGATCACATTCACCTCTCGGTTGCCCGACAACTTAAGCAAGACCATATAGGAACAATTGTTGCGAATAATCTTCGGGATTTTAAAGAAGGATTGTGATATGAAGATGCAGGAAACCCCGAACTTCCTTGCACGAATGTAATAATTCTCTACCCTACTCAAATCCTTCGCCAGCACCAGGTCGTCCCAGACAACCAAATGATTGAAGTCTTTATCAAACTTATCCAACGCCGGAGTATTATCCACGCCCTCCTTTATGATGATGGATTCACAACTCTCAGTAATCCACCGATAGAGGGGTTCATCTTTGTTTCGGGTTATGATTGTGATTGTCTGGAACGTCCCCTTACCCGCCGAGAAGAGCGATATTAGATTACATAGAAAATTGGTTTTGCCCGAACCTGACGGGGCGACGATACACATACGCATTGGGATTTTTAGATTGTGTAGATGAAAGTTGGGGTTCTCTACTTTATCCAAATACTGCTTCGGCATTCTTTCATATAGGTTCTCAATACGACCTGTAGGCATTTATACTGTATGGATATAAAAATGTAAAGATAAAAGACGACGGATATTTAATATCTGTATAATATAAATGTCGGCATACCCCCCGCCCATAGAAGAATCGCCTATATTCAACCCAACTGTATTCACAGTAAAGGACACAGCACTCACAATCTCCGATGGCGAGAAATACTTTCTAAAGTTCCCTCAGGCACAAGGGACACAGAACTTCACAGATATTAATGTAGGCGGTATTGCTACAATTGAAGATGTTAAATCGGACACTTTAGAAGTTGCAGGGAACGCTGACCTTAATAGTAATTTGGATGTGTCGGGTGTCATAACGGGACAAACCATTGCGGGTATTAATGCCCGACTAGATGCCGAAGCGACTGCCCGTGATAGTGCCGATACGACTTTACAAGACAATATAACCGCCGAAGCGACTGCCCGTGGTAGTGCCGATACGACTTTACAAGACAATATAACCACCGAAGCGACTGCCCGTGATAGTGCCGATACGACTTTACAAGACAATATAACCGCCGAAGCGACTGCCCGTGTTGCGGGTGATGCTTTGAAAGTTAGTAAAGTGGGTGATACGATGACTGGAGATTTAACCGTTTCTAATCCAAACGAAATATATTACAAAGACGAAACATTAGATACCCGATTTGTGAATGTTGAGGGATTGCAGACTATATTGGACGGAAAACAAGCAACGATTGGTGATAATGACCTAACCATAGCAAGAACTGACGGTTTACAGAGTGCTTTGGACGGAAAACAAGCAACGATTGGTGATAATGACCTAACCATAGCAAGAACTGACGGTTTACAGAGTGCTTTGGACGGAAAACAAGCAACGATTGGTGATAATGACCTAACCATAGCAAGAACTGACGGTTTACAGAGTGCTTTGGACGGAAAACAA